ATCTTTAACTGTTACAGAATTAATAATAACTTTAGTCATCTTCATTTTTAAGTACTGTCCCTTCAACTAATGTTATTACATATGTTACTTTACTTTCATCAGCTTGAATTTTTGTGTGTGTAAAATCTTGAATTAAAACATTCTTGCTTACATTTGTCCAGCTACTAACAAATATACTGCTTGATTGTGCACCATTAATTAATGCTTCAATAGCTACAATAAATGTTCTTAAATCTGCAACAACTCCTGTCTTATAGCCTTGTATTGTTATTGTTCTGCTTGTTCCTAATAAATCTGCCAATAAACTTTCAGTGCTATCAGATAAAGGAAAAGGTTGAACAAATAATCCTGAACTTTTGGTTTGACTTTCATTTGTAACTTCTCCTAAGTCTACTCCTCCTACGCTTGTCATTTTTTTTCCTCCAAATTATTTAATTCCATAATTCTTGTTTGTTTTTGCATCTCTTGCAATATTTTTTGTACTAATTGAGTTTGAGCCACTATAAATGTTTTAATAGTTTCCATCTCTTTTAAAATTTCTTTATCAAGCATATGTGGAAACTCTCCCAGGCATCTGCCTTTGTAATACTCTGCTTACTTCATTTGCTAGGTTTCTTATGTCTGAATCATTTCTTACTGAAGGATTATTGATATTGATTGTAATTCCTGAACTTCCTCCAACAGGTATTACTTCTTCTCCTCCATGCACAACTGCTAATTGTGGAGCACCTATCGGACCTGGAACAGTTCCACCTTTTGCAAATCCTAATAAATTTCCTACCTTACCTCCAAGATTGCTAAACCAACTAACTATACTATTTATTTTATCTGCTAACCATTGAAATGGTGATTTAATTATATCCCAAATCCAAGTTCCAACATCAGATAAAAAACTAAATGCAGGTTTTAATATTTGTTCCCAAATCATCATGCCTATATTATTGAACCATCCAAATGCTTCTCCTAATTTGTGTAGGATTGTAAATATTGCTTCAGTAATAAAGTTTGAAATAGGCACAATAAGTTTACCATATAGAAAATCAGACGCACCATTAATAAAATCGGTGATAAAATCAGATATTGGTTTAATAATTGCATCAAATAACAATTGACCAATTTCTTCGCCAAATTTAAAGAAAAATGCACCTACTCTTAACATTGTATTAATAAAAGAATTTACCACAGTCATAAAATCACTAGTTTGATCATTTATTTCTAATTGTGGTGCCTTTTTTATTGCATCAATAGGTCCATCTTTTTTTGTAAAGAATTCAATAAGTTTTTGAACTATAGGAATAAGAGGAATAAAAAATAATGTTAAAATTAATTTTAATAAATTAAATACCGGTCTAATTAAAAAATCGATAGATTGTAGAACAAGTGCTATTCCTGCAATTGGTTTAAGAAGTTTAACTATGCCTAAACTATTTAAGGCCTTTTTTGAACCTTCTTCCATAGATTTTGCCATATTTGTGGCTGCACTACCTGTTTTATTCGTTCCACTAACTTTGTTGCTTTTTCCTAGTGGGACTTCAATTTTAAATTTATCTGCCATTTTTCTTTTCTAGTTTTTTACATTCGTTTTCTAATTCAATGAAATAAGCTGTTCGGTCATAAGGAAGATTGTCAACTTGCTCTGGAGTGTATCCAAAGTGATGTGCAAAAAACCAATACATTGTTTCTGTTTGAACAAAATTACTTTCTTGGTGATGTCCTTTTAATCCTTCGCGAATTAACCTTTTTTTGAGTTATTCGGTTCGGCAAATGCATCATATTCAACCATGATATAGTCACTAACGTCAACTGGTAATAGTTTTATTCCAGCTTCTGATGTGTCGAATGGTGCTTTAACAATTACTACTGATAAAAGTTTTTCTTGTAATTCTTGATCGTTTATCTTGACACTTGTCTGACCGCCAACTACTTTTGTTTGTGAACATTCGCTCTTTATCTTATTTCTTTGTCCAGTACTTAGTTTTCGAATAGTGATCAATTCTTCTTTTCCATTAACTAATAATGGAATATCTTTTTGCTGTTCTCGGATTTTTCCATCTGTACTAAGTACTAAATTAGGCACTTGCCTTTTTTCTGTTTGGTCCATATTTTATTCTCCTTGATTTAATTAAACGTTGTCTGCTGCGACTGGAGCTGTTTGAACATCATTTGTATATATGATATTTGTGCATGCTCTTGCCCAACCTGTAACGCTTTCTTTAACAACTTCGTTTACATTTTGAGGAAGTGATTCCTCGTTTAAATGAACTCCAGTTAAGTTAATATCAAGTATATCGCCATCATCATTAGTGAAAGTTAATTCCATTGTAGCTATTTCTGTTCCACTTCCTGCGTCTGGTGATGTTGCTGAATTTGTACCATTGAAAAAATATGTAAGCAAATCTGTGTAGTCGTTAAATGCTGCTGTCATAGAAAAATTATATTCTCTAGTTTTAGCAACACTATCTGTTTTGAATCTACTTCCGATACCATAAACATCTTCTAAATTGTTTAGTATAGTTAATTCAATATTTTGAAGTGCTGCAATTGTAGTTCCGTCTGGCATTTCTATTGATCCATGTGCAAATGTAAAAACAGGTTCTACATCTGGATTATTAGCTAACTTTGTTGTTGAAGCATTTTCGTATCTATAAGGACACTCTAAACTAAATCTTAAAGGTTCATTTATAGCTGTTGAAATTTGACATGAATTAACTCTGCATCCAACTAAAGCTGATAAAAAATCTGTTGTACCTAATTCGAATGAGGTTTTTGTTGTAAAACTAATTGGTGTGTTTGTTTCAGTATATGTGTGTGTGTATGCTCCACTTGTTCCAGCATCTGCATTTGCTCCTAAAACTCCTAATAACCAATAAGCATTTGTTAAAACTCCACTAATTGTGGCTGTTCCAACATATTGTTTATTAACACTTGCTGTTGCATTTCTTGCTCCAACACCATAAACTCTCTCAGCACTATTATTTCTACTTACTGCAACTTCTACTCCTTGTCCAAATGGGACATATGTTTCATCACTTTCAGTATGATTCGCTGCTGTTGCCGACCAAGCATCTTGATCTTCAAAAGCATAAAGACAAACACTTTCTCCGCCTGATATAAAATTATTTGTCATAATTTATTTTCCTCCTATTTTATTTAATTGAACTTTAGTCTTTGATGATGTTTTCTGCTTCTTAGAAGCATTCTTAGACACTTTTTTAGTTTTTATTAGTAATTCCTCATCTTTTGTTAATTCCTTACCTTTTGCAACTTTTGTCATTGCTTTTTTTAATCTTTTGTTATAATCTTTCATGTTTGCTTGGTGGTTTTCTTTTGACATTAACATTTTAGTGTGTTTGGAACATTATTTCATAGTCCATATTTTTTTGCATGATTTCTGATTTCTTTCCTGGACTATCTATAGTTGGTCCAATGAAAATTAATTTGGTAAATCTTGAATAATAAAAGTTTTTTGCATTTGTAATGTAGGTGTCTTTGATTGCTTGAACATAACCATCTATATCATCTGCATTGTCTGCATAAACTACTATTGCATATGTTGGACTTGAAATAAAAGCATCTCCTCCAATTCCAAATGCGTCAGTTGGTATAGCTGAAAAATCAACTGCAATTCTAGGATAAGAGTTTATACTTAAATCGTCTCTTGGAAAGTCTGGAAAAATAGAATCTGTACTACCAGAATCATAAGAAATTGTATATGCTCCTGTTTGATCTGCAACAAATGAAATAACTCCTGTTTGAAAGGCTACTGTGTATTCTTCGCCATAAGTTAAAGTTGTTCCTGCCACAATAACACTTCTAATATTCTTTACATTTGTTGGACTATTTCCTAATGTGTGAGTTGATGCTCCAGAAAAAGTTCCAGTGTCTGCATAAGTTGTTACTCCACGTTGAGTTGTTGTAAGAATATCAGCATTTCTAAGAAAATTTACTTGCTCAGTTTTGATGTTTTTTATATTTATTGTCATTCGCTTGAATATCCTACCACTTGGTTAATGAAATTAATCATTTTTTGATTATAAACATATTTATTCAAATGAATTATCTCTTGCAAATTCTTTTTCAATAATATCTGGCAATTTATATCTTATAGCATTTCTAATGAATGGATTTGGCCTTGTTCCTGGATGATGAACTGTCTTACCAAAAAACTTTCCACTCTTCTTATTTGCTAATACTTCCTTGTTTTTAGCTTTGATTATATGCGGTGGAGTTCCAAATTCAACATAAAGTCCGTAGTCTTTCATAGTAATTATTAATCCATCGTTTGTTTTATTTGGCACAACTTTAATAGAATTTTTTAAGAATCCTTGATATACTGGACAATCATCAACTAATATTTTTTCAAATGCAACTGCTATTCGATATATTGCACCCATTTTATTCTATAAAAAAGAGAAATGAAGTTTTAAATGATGATGCTGAACCAAAGTGTCTAGTCATTATTCTGTCCACTCTATATGTATTTCCATCATAAGTTACTTTATCATATTTATTTAGTGTTTGACTAGTTTGAACCATTAACATTCCGTCATATACTTCAGTTAAACCTGATTTTTCTAAATAATATTGTTTTGTTGGATTTTGAAATACACCAATCATATTTTCTGTTGCACCGTCAGCATATGTTTTTTGTCCTGAAATATTTGCTGTTGTCATTGTCACTGGAGTTCTTACAACTGTTACACCTAAATCTGTTAAAGGTCCGTTAGTAAAATCATTTCCCGCATCTGGTGTTGATGATGTTCCTCCTTCAAAATATTGAATAACTATCTCCATATCGTCCCAGAGTTTATTAACAAATGTGATTACACTACTAGATGTATTATGTGAAACAGAATATTTTGTTGTGGGCTTTAAAACATTTCCACTTACAGCTGTCAAAAAACCATCTGAATATGTTCTTTCTGTATTTGATAAAGTTAATGTTCTACTAGCATCACCGCTACTTCCGGTGCAATCTGCTCCTGTATAACTTTCTG